TTATTTTTCATATAGATTCCCGTCAATCAAATCATAACTCATATCCAAAAAGTCTAAAATTTTTGCTTCGCTCACCGTTCCATCCAACAATATCGTGATCCAGTATTTTTTATTCATATGATATCCTGAAAGAAAACCATAAGTTTGTGTCAGAAGGCCAACCATATCCGGCTCACACTTCACATTGATGATATCTACCATCCCTTCCTCTTCCAAACCCAATTTTGATTTTTCAACTCGCAGAATAGCTGCATACCACTTTCCATTCTTATGCCGGAGAATTGCACTCTCCGGAGAACTCTTCCAAAGATATTCCGGAATTGTTCCATATTGTTTCTTCACATATTCGTAAATCTCTTCCTGTTTCAAGCATTCCACTCCCCAGTTCTTCTATATTGATCAATCTTACGATTGTACTTTTCATATTTTAACAGGCAGGACATCTGCCCTGCCTTCCTTTCCTATTATAGCATTGTTATTCAAGCTCTACAATTCCATCTATCATTCATTTTCCTGTTTCTAATAAACTACCATTCCATATCCCATAATGGAATTGGAACTGATCGCATAACTTCTCTCTTTTACCGCATCTCCACTATTTCCTTCTATGGTGTAGACGGTTGTTCCGTCACAGCGTTCCACGATTCCTACATGATCGCATGTTCCATCATGCTCCCAGTCAAAAAAGACGATCGCACCGGGACTTGGCATACTCCCAGCCCCCTGCCATTTCCCCTGATTCTGAAACCAGTTCTTACCATCCGTACAAAGGGAAAACTTGGGAACCGCACCACTTTGAATCAAACCTGCCTGATCCGCACACCAGCTGACAAAGCAGGCACACCATTCCTCCCGGCTGGTAAATCCATACCACGACCAAAACTTCTCTCCGCCTTCATTTCCAAGCTGACTTTTTGCAATATTGACAAGCTGTCTATTTCCAAAAAGTCCGGTAAACCAACCGCCACCGGAATAATACCGCATCACATGAGGCACATACTCCGGATCGCCATAACCCGACCAGCCATGGGCTGCTGCCTGCTCCTGGGAAAACTGTAGCGCATTGACTTTACTGTAACCTCCAAATTTTTCCAACGCCCACGAGATATATCCATTCCCATAATTATACCCCTGTAGGCTGAGTTTCAGCTTGTCCATATCCTGTAGACTTTCACACCCAGCTTCTCTGACACAATCCGCATAATACTGTATCCCCACCTTGATGGAATAGTCTGCATCCTGAATCGCTCCGGGTGTATTTGGATACTGGGTGTTATAAGGACACTCACTAGCCTGCATGGGATCTGTTCCCCTACCTCCGCTCTCCTGCATCATAATGGCTTGGATTGCTGAGACATATTCCGGGATACCAAATTCACTGGCATACTTTTGAATGGCAGTCGTATGTGCCAGCACTTCTGCGCTTAAAACCTCACTACTTTGGGAATTTCCTAAAAAGGCAGCACCTCCAATGAGCCCCACAATCAGAATCAGAACGACAAACACTGCGCCTCCATCTGCCATCAGTGCTGCAAATGCAGCTTTCACTGCATGAGCGGCGGCTTCTGCCATGGCTTTTAATCCTCTTCCGGTTGCCTATGCAGTCTTTGCACTTTGCTTGGCAGTCTGAACCGAGTGTATGGTAGCCCATTTTGCTTCCCTGGCTGCTTTCATGGATTTCTGTGCTTGCTTTTTCTGTAAGGCTGCATGAGTTTTCACCTTTTTGGAAGAAATCAGAGAAGTTTTCACTACACGGGGCGCTGTTTTTACCGTCCGATTTCCAGCTTCCTTGATCGTTTTCTCGGCTTCCGGTTTGAGTTTAATGCTTCTTGTGGCTTCCGTTCGCCCTTTCTTTGCCATTGTATGCCCTGCCTGGGTAGATGTGCCACCCACTCCTGTTTCTCCCTCTAAAGGGGATGTCGCAGTTTCTCTCTGCTTTTGTTTCTGCGCCTTTAACTTCTCATAAGTTTTCACTGCCAGCTTTTTTCCACCACGATAGGCTGCCGAAGTGCTTTCCTTTCCAACCCGCTGTTCCGCCCGTTCTATCCGGTTTCCAGCATATTCCACCGGAGATTCCTCTCCGGTTTCTCTTCCCACCTTGTCTGCCGCCATCCGGGATTTCTCTTTCGTTTCCAGCATGGCAGAACGCACCAGTTCTTTGGGAAGCCGGGAGGCAGGATTGCGGATCTTCGGGTTCTTATCCCATACCTTCTCTTTGATGTCTTTCAAACACACACCTCCCTGTATCGCATTACCGTTCCCTACTCTGTTTCTTTTGTCTCTTCTGCTGTTCTTCCAGCCTTTCCAGTTCCCTTACCGCTTCCTGCACCAGCGGATGATTGGCATAATAGAGAACACAGGACAGCAATTCCCTTCCCCTCTCACCCGTTACTAATGGATACTCCCCTTCGTTATAAAGAGGATCGTCTGCATGGTGCAGGGAAAACTCCAAAGACGGACCCATCTGAGGGGAACGCTTGCAAAATCTCTGGTAACGCCAAAACGCTTCTTTTAAAGATGTGCATTCGATGCATTCTCCCATCCCATGGAACTCCCCGCACTCCGAAGCAAGAAAGGTAATGGTTGTTTCTTCTTTCATGGCTCTCACCTGTCTCCCTTCAAATCTTTTCCTAATTTTCTGTGAAAAAAAGACAGGCACCTACACGATGTCTGTCTCTGTGGGATCTACCATCCCTTGTTCCTGATATTGTTGTTTTATAATTTGTTCCAGCTGTTTCCGAATTTCCTTATCCGGTACCTGGATGCAAAATTCACGGATCCATCGCTCATGCAGATGCTCATCTGCTTCTGTCGACTCCCAGGACACGATGCTGCAAGTCTCATCATATAACAATTCCAACTGCCGAAACTGTTCGCCAAACTGTCCTGAATACTTATTCCAGATTTCCAGGTTATACAAGTTTAGCCATAAAAAATCTGTCACATACGTCAGCCTGTCTAAATCTGAAAACGTCATCTTTTCTTTTCCCAATAAGATTTCCCTGTCACGCTTCCCACATAAAAACAGGAAAGCAAACCTTTCCATATCCTTTTGGTGCATACCCATCACCCTTCTTGTAAATAATTCCTTATTACGAAGCATTTAAGAATTCTTCTGCTGCATTTTCATTTCCAAGTAGAATCTGTTCCACTAATTCGTCATCACTCAACACGCATCAGACTCCTTTCCATTGAATATCTGTATATATATAATAACGGGTTATGCATTTAAAATGATTAAAAGATTCCTCATTTTTTTCATTTCAACGCATAAAGAAAAGTCCCATAAACATTGAGTTTACAGGACTTAACCATATCTTATCTTATATTATCGTAACTGTTCAGAGCCAACCTCCAAAATGCTGCGCATTTCGTCGGTGTGGCGTATCCGCCAGATAAAATTTCAAAAACAGTTTTAAAAATGCAAGCATTTTTAAAACTGTTTTTTGAAATTTTGCTTGGCTCTGAACAGTTACATATTATCTTAGAATTTCTTAATTAGCAAATTCCCTGAGCTGTCATAGCCGTAGGACGGATAGTCTTGATTTTTCTAGGGATTTTGTGTTTTTGTATACTACTTGTATATTACTGTTGTCAGTCAATTTGATTGAATTACTACCTATTTAAATGGTGCAGGGTAATCCGATGATACAATATTCTTCCCGGAGCTATCTGCTCCGGGGCATCTTTTTACTCAACCCATGCCTGTAACTTATCAACAAATCTCTTCTTATCTCCTGCATATCCATCTGCACCATTAGCTGTCAGAGTATCGATCTGCTCACTGTAGAAGTTCGAGTTATCTTTCACAGACACTCTGTAGTGAACCATCTTGTACTTATATCCTTCCGGTGTGATGTAGTACAGTTCAACTGCAAGAATCTCTGAACCATCTCCAAGGATTCCATTCTTCTTATCGTTCAGATCATAGCTGTTGCCGAATGTAAGATATGGCAACCAACCATTAGCCTGCGTATAAACGCGTGCCCGGATACTTCCTTTGTTTACTTTAATGACAAGCCACTTGATTGGTACATCGTCACCTTTGCCAGCCCAATCCGCTTTATTGGTTACTGGACTCCACCACTTAGTAGTATAAGCCTGATATGTGATATCGACCTGTCCTAAGTCTTTCTTCTCTGCTGGCTTAGATGGTGCTGACGGTGTCGCTGGTGTAGCACTGCCACCAAACTCCATGTAGCAATGGTTGACATCTACTCTTCCACTGACTCCATCTACCTGTCCATCAGAAGAATACTGCCAAATAGCATACTGACCATTGTATGTATCTTCCGGAAGATTCTTGTATCTTGCCATCCATTCGATGTATTTACCACGAACACTGCCAAGGTAGTTGTTGAACCAACTCAGTGAAGCGTAGATTCCCGGAATATATCCATTCGCCTTAAGTCCTTCGCAGACGATTTTACAGCATCTAGGAGCATAGTTCTGTGTTCCCGGCTCTTCTACATCAATGAAAATTGGTAATTGGAATGTATGCCCTTTAATCAATCTCAAGATGTGATCAAGTTCGCTCTGTGCCTGTCTGTCACAAGTCGCATAGCTATACAGATAGACTCCCACCGGAATTCCAAGTCTTTCACATTCAGCAAGGTTGCGAATCCACTGCTTATCGTCCTGTGATGCGATGTTATCACCATATCCACATCTAAGGATAGCTCCGGCGCAACCAGATGCTTTTACTTTTTCCCAATTAATCACACCATTGTGATAGCTTACATCAATGATTAACTTACTCATTCCAGCCACCTTCTTTCAACTCTGCTTTCTTCTGTTCAATCTCCGTTGCGTGTTCCTCTGCAAACTTTTCCATAGTTTCCAGTGATGTGCCCTCATTGTCCGAGATTTCCTTTGCTGAAAGTCCGTAGGCAAAACTCTTAATAATTTCTTTTACCGTCTGTTCTGTCATGATATTCTCCTTTCTTTTGCGCCGGCGCAATTATAATTCACCCTCTGAGTCATGAAATTTCTGTGCTGCTTCTTCCGGAAGTTCCTCCGTCATGTCATCCAAGAACTTCTGGATCCATATCTTAATCTTTGTCGGAACTGGCAGGCCACATAATGTCATATTTTTAAGGATACTTACCAGTTCATACAAGATGAATAATAATGAAAAGAACTCGCACACTCCTAATTTGCTAATCCCAAGAACCTGTATGTACTGCTCCGGAATCATACACAATACATTTATATGCACGATCACATCCATCGCCATCAGCAAACATACAGAAAATAACATTGCTGCTTTCCTGATAGCTCCGTCAATTCCTACACAGCTATTAAATTTATGTTCCTTAATTGCCCGCAGCACTCCAAGAATCGTATCCAAAGCCACTGCAATCAGCAGAATCTTCACGAATGAGTTACTTGCTAATAATGTAATAATTTTCTCCATCATATTGATTTTCCTTTCTCTTCTTAAATTTAGGTACAAAAATAAGACCTTTCGGTCTTGCTCTGATTTCCATATTCACCTCGATTCATTTAACAAAGCCACTACCTAAGTAATGGCTTTTTCAAATACAATAATATCTTTTTCTTTTAAATCAAGTCTTTTGGCTACATCTTCCTTTAACAATCGTTTCTTATATTTTTCCGTTTTAACAATGACCTTAAATGGAAATCGTGTTATCTTCACGTCTCCAGGTATTCTCCACTCGCATTCATGCGTCCAATCCAAACATTTCATTTTATTAATGTCTAAATCAAGATTAACCACTCGCCAATGCATATCTTCGCTTATGAATTGTAATATTTCTTCGCCATCGTAAATTACTGGTCTTGCTCCTTCGGAAAAAAGTATTCTTTTATCTATCTGTATTCCAAATTCTTGATATATCTGTTGAGTTCCACACCATCTCTCGCCTTCAATTATTTCCTTTATACCATTCAATGATATATCCTGAAAGCAAACGACTTTCTTATTTCCTTTTACAGTCCTATGATTGTTTCTCCTAGAAAATGATGCTTTTAACATTTTATCATCTAATATATCTACAAGGGTTTTATATGCTTTTTCATCGTCATATGCTCTGATTAAATGCGTCAAATAAACTGATTTAACATTTCTTGCCTCTGTTAGCATTTTCCAGTCATCATAAAAAATCCCGCCCATCTTTATCATCTCCTTCTGCTTCTATTATACTTTATCCTCATTTTATTTTCATCTTAAAAAATGAACGGGAAACTTATTTATGTTCTTAGTTAACTATAACCCTTTTTAGTTAATTAAATAATAAATGTATGCCACGATTGCATCACCAATCTGATTCATTCCTGCCGTATTGCAGTGCGTTACATCGCCTGTTGTAGTAATTGTCTTGCTTATTCTTCTTCCAATCGTTACTGTCTTTGAATCATAAGCGTCAATTCTATCTACAAACATAAATGAAGGACAAACAGCTACATAACCAACATAATCAGTCGATTCGCCAAACTCGTTTACGAGTGCTTCATAATATGTAACTTGATTGTTTGATCTCATAGATTCTGATATTTCATTTGATGTATCGCCACCATATCCCAATGGATTTACATTTAAAACAATCTTTGCGTTTGGATAATCTACATGCATCCTATCAACAGCAACTTTTGCTTTCGCAATAATAGGTGCTAGAGATTCAACTGTATGGTATTTCCCATTACCCACATCATTATATCCAATCGAGAACACAACAACATCTGGTGAATTGTAATTCCATTTATTTATATAATAGTTGAAATCTAATTCATCACTTGTCGGATTCCAAAATGGATTGTAATAGATTTTTTCCACACCGCTGTAAGTAATAGTATCATCCCCGCTTGAAGTTATAAGACCAGTACTTGCATTTGATGTTTTTGTAAGTGTTCCACTAGTTGGAATGTTGTTAGCAGCTGTATCAGCATCAGTTGTTATATTTGAAGAAGAACTGCCATAATTACTATCAACATTAAAACTACCAAGAATAAGTTTTCCGTTTCCATTTGAATCAACAGTAACACCTCTAACAGTCCATTTAAAACCATTTTTATCTTGATACGTTGTGCCAGGATAACCAGTTGTCGGAAGATTGGTAACACCTCGTACATTAACAATAATGGCTCTGCCCTGCCTTGTGGTTACAAACTCCCATGTTCCTCCGCTTCTGGCTTCGTGTCTTTTACCGCTAACGCCCATATTACCAATCTGATTAACCGTAATACCGTCTTCTTCGATATCATTTTTGACTGTTCCAACATAAGTGCCAATGTCGGTAAAGCTGTCACCAATGCATAACACATTCAATGTATCTTTGCTCGGTGCTGATACAACGGAGTATTTCTTTGTTTCATCTACGGTTCTTCTTAAACAATCTTCAAAATGATATGTTATTGGTTTATCTGCAACGTCAGATGATGGTGTGGTATATGCCATGTTACCAATATTTGTCAATACACTCTGTGATACAGATTTTGGAAGAATATTAGCATTTTTAATCATGTTCTCCATGTATAGTACAGTCTGTTTGCCTTTCTGAATAATTAATCTTTCTGGCGGTACTGCTTGCAATGGCATCAAATCACTAAATTTCAACATAAATTTTTCTGTGAATAAAAAATCATTTTGTGGTATTGTATAAGATTTTTCACCACGTACAACGCAAAATTTTTCTAGTTCTCTTGCTCTAAGAGTGAATCTAGCATATGCTGCATTATTAATATATGGAACATAAATGTTATCTTTTTTAAGTTCGATTGATGAATTTGCAATATATTTTTTATTAATATCATAAAGTGCAACAAAAACATTTCCAACTGCTAAATTAATGGATAATCCTTTTTTGCTTATTACCATGTAGTCGGTTACACAATAGTTTTTTGAATATGGATTAGCTACAATGTCCCCTTCTTTATTAACAAAGCATCCTGTATATGCGTCACTAATATTGTAAGTAATCGCATCAAAATTGATTACGTTAGTAATAATATTATCAGTGATTACCTTAGTCTCTTTCTCTACTCCGTTAATCTTTCCCTCTACTTTGTCAACCCCAGTATATTTTTTAGGAATAATGACTGATGATGTATTATAGATACTATAATGAACCTTGTATATTCCAGCTGTTACGTTTTTTTCAAGAGACACTTGCATTACAATAACAAGAACCGTTTGCTCCTTTAATTCAAAATTATATGTTCCGCATTTATTAGCAGTTAAAATAACCTCTCCATTGATTTTATCTTTAAAAACTCTTAAGACTCCAACAGATGATAGTACAGCATTATATAAATTAATCTCGTATTTACCAACATCAAGCGTTATTGTTTTTTGTACAAACACATATTCTCCGCTAGTATAATCTTTTTCTAATCTTCCACTATCTACCATACTATCAACGATATCTGTTGCACCTATTGGAATATTATCCATACTCTCATCTAATGATTCAATATCCCTCTTAACCTGCGAAATTCTCTTCCCAGTCTCCGCCGCATCCGCTGCTGCCCCCTCTTTTTCCAGTGTTGTATCTGTCTTGATTTTCTTTTCCAGATTCTCAATCACGTCCATTGCCCTGAGTCCCGGGACATTGGTTGTGATCTTGCCTCTGAGATCTTCTGCATTGATGTCTGCTCCATCTGACCTTTTGATCAATAACCGCCTGAACTCCGTGTCTCCATCCGCTTTCGAACTTGTCTGGCTGTCACCGTAATCTGTAGCTGACTGATATACCTGCAACATTTGTCCGCTTTCATCGGATTGCATAGCGTAATTAGCTATCGCGATCTCGTACCCTGACGGAGCAGTTATTTTTCCGTTCTTGTTCCAGTGGAATTCAACAGATCTGAGAACTTTGCTTGAAGTGATTTCTGTTCCTGTATTGTTAAGACTTCCCTGTTCGAGCAGCGAAATATCAACATATGGGCTCTGTAAATTGTCCATCATGGCCGGCACATCTTTTGTCTGAGATCTTACTGCATTTCCTGCGTTGGAATATGTAGCACCTTCATTTCCTACTCTAATGTCTGAAAGTTCTGCATCACCAGTGGTGCTGCCTTCTCCCATTTTTGTGAGTTGATCAATTCTTGCACGTTCGGTTGCTATTTCTTTCTGACGCTCAGATTTCTCTTTTGCATCGGCTTCAATACGCTCCGCCCTTTCCTGCGCGTCCGCAGCTTTTCTTTCTCCTGACTCTTTTCCACTCTGTGCAATTATCTGTTCAATCAGCGACCGATCCGTTTCCTCTTCCTCATCAGGAAATCCCATTGAATCAGAGCATTTCACTTTTTCTTTAAAGGAAATCAAAGACTTGTCCTCATTGATCACGCGGATCTGTAGTTCATTATTCCCAACTTCAAAGAAGTTCGCACTCGGCTGGAAACTGATGACATTTCCTGACACATCACACAGTGTTGAATTTGGTTTTTTCATCCCCATTCGATACGCATAAGCTACTGCTGCAGCTGTGGCCGGAAGGTTGTAATCCCGGACTGTAAACTCGAAGGAAATAGCATCCGTCCCCTTTGTAACTTCGATTGGAATCTTGATTGTATTTCTAAGCACGTAGACATCTCTTTTGATCGTATTCATCTATTCCATTCCTTTCTTGTCTCTTCTATTTTTCTGATCTTTTTTCGGCTTATCCAGGTATCCACTTGACAATATAGAGCCCTTGCACCGGTGCAACTCCACCTCCCGGATACCTGAGCACGTATTGCCATGGAAAGTTATAATACCCGTGCACATGGATTTCCTCGCCGGTCTGATCTCCTGTCTGGCCACCCGTGGCTCCTCCATGCTCATTCTGGGATGCTCCCACGAGCTGACTATTGCCAATATACATTTCTGTATGGCTTCCTGGTTTCAGAAGTACGTCTCCTTTGACTAATCCGGTTCCGTTGGAAAGATTTATTTGTGATGTCACATCTTCGAACCCTGCATCAACGAAAACATCATACATGGATCCGGTTGCTGGTGTGTATCCTGGTCTTGTATTGAGTCCTGCATTGGAATACGCCCAACAAATAAGGGACGAACAATCGTAATCCGGTCCGTCCCTGTGTGTCTGATCGTAGCCATGGCTGTCATCGTTTGCAATATTCACTGCCCAACTCACAGCATTATCGATAATCTTACTTCCTTCTGCATACTTTTCTAAGTAGTCATACCATTTTCTTGCACAGCTCCGTCTTTCAGACTCGACCTCGACTCCGGCACGTTCAAAGTTTTTTAGGAATGCGCTGGCTAAGTATTCCGGAGATTCCGAACTGCTTTTGAACTGATCCCATGTCATACTGTAAGCACTTGTGGAAATCCACTGCCCTGTTGATGCTGACAATGCATCGATCCAATAGAGCTGTCCGTTCGAATCCGTAATATCGTACCCGTTTGATTTCGCCCAGTCTGTGTAGTTTGTGGCCGGTGTCCACTGAACAAGGCCAAATCCTCCGCTGTAATTTCCTTCTTTCAGGCTCTGCCACAGTCCTGGATTGATGTTGGATTCTTTCTCCATATTGCCGAGGATACCGCCAATCGCGTTCAGGGTCCAGCCTTTGCCCGAGAAGTACTTCCATACTTCCAGTGCGTTTCCTTGCATCTGAGCCTCTGTCAAATAATTGTTGCTTATCGTCCAAGACATCAGATTTCACCCTCTTTCGTTGTTCCTCCCATAAGAAATCCGTTTTCAAAGTCCATATATGTCCCGTCTGAAAACACGGCTCTTCCTGTCTTTCCTGGCACTCCTCCGGGTCCGATTTTATCAGTATCGAAATATATCGCATCACTAAATATTCTCATCAGCGTATGTGAATCTGTTGCATCTTCAAATGTTCCTCCGTATCGAACCACAATTGCATCTCCTGACCTCTCTATGAATATAGGATTGCTTTTATCTCTCTTGGAAAACATAATTGAACCGGATTTTATTTCTGTTCTTCTGTTCAATCCACCAACATTCTCACACACATAACTTCCAATAGCATAGACTCCATTCTTGTCAAGACGGACGATTTCTTTTCCAGTTGCATCCATCACTCTTGCAATACCGTTTCCGTTATCCTCGCCACCAAGTTCCAGTGTTCCACCCTTGATTCGGTCAGCAAGCATCGTCCCGGCAACGATAAAATCTGCATAGAATCCTTTTCCTGTTCCGAAAGTGCTCCACTTCCAGTCCCTTCCATCAGCTGTGCGTTCTCCAGCAATTTCAAAACCAAGCGTTCCGAGACACATCGCTCCAAATGTCGGCGAATCAGGATCTAAATCTTCAAACAGAATCGCTCTGACCTCTTGTTTTTTCGCTATAGAAGACTGTGCACGCATCTGTGCTTGCACTCCGTTGATGATTCCTTGAATCTGCTGGCCGATAACCGAACCGTCCTCACGGATAGCCTGTTCAACTCTATTCATGATGGAAGATACATCGTTTAGGAAATTATACTGGAACTCTCCAAGTGTCACGGATATCAGCTTGTTTCTTATCGCATCCCATTCTAATTCGATCACTCTCGCATCTGATTTGATGCCTAGCTTAGAGTGATTGCAGTGTACTGTGTCACCAAGAGATACCTTTTCCAGGTCTTTCACATCCTCATAGAGTTCCGTGTTCTGTAGTAACTCCATATTTGCTTCAATAGTTACTTTTGGCTTGTCTGCCCCGCTTTCAAACTGTTCCTCACATTTCTTTCTCAGTGCTGTTTCCAGCTGTTCCTGTGTATCGCAAATTGTGACTCCATTTTCTTCATCATCTTCACTGGCATCCTCGCGCATTTTAACATCCTCAAATGTCATCACTCCATAATGCACTGTCGGATATTTTTCAATCAGCGGAGAATCTATCCAAGGTTCTTCTCCCTCTATCATGTATCCGTTGTATGATTTTGGGACAATCCTTGTTGCTACATCGGTCATATCTACAGACTCCGAGAATCCATCCTTGACTATGTTCTTGCCATATAGGACTTGCACTCCATAATCGCCACCAGCTCTCTCATTGATTGTCACGGTATAGTTATCATAGATAATCTCTCCACCCCATCGATTAACGAAAGAATTGTCATTGTTTCCATTGATTGCTTCAATCAGATTCATTGTCTGGTAATAAGCAGTCGATACGGTCTTGATATCTGATTTTGCTGTATATCTTGCGTTCGGTGCTGTCATTAGGTCGAGTGCTTCCTGTCCGTTCTTATCTGTTGGCCGGATATCTACCAGGAAGCAATCATTCTTTGCGTCCAGAAAAACAGGAGTAAGATCTACGCTCACTCCTGAATCTTTCTTTTCCTTGTTTTTCACTCGGAATAGCTGCTCACCATTGAAAGATGGCATCTTAACTACTGTATTGTCTACGATATACTTCCATCGTCCTTCCGGATCAATCGGATGTTCCAATGTAGCTGTCCATTCTCCGTTCAAGATAACGTGGATTGTTGCTTCATCCGGAAGTAATGTCATATCTCCATTGTGCTTATAGTCTGTATTCTCTGGTTTATAAATCTGAATCATAAGCACCTCCAATTAGGAATAATCTTCAGATTGAACCCATCTGTGATTGATATCTCGTTTTCTCCTTCTTGTAGAAAAAGGTCTTCATAGTCTCCTGACACTGCTGTGTTGCTCAATGTTCCATCTGCTCTGTATGCAACCTTTCTATCCGTATCAATAGTAAGATTCTGCCCAACATCTGCAGACATTTTCTTTCCGTTTACAATCAGACTGCAGTTTCCCTCTCCGCTAATCTTATAGATTGGATGGGATATCTCATAAGGATTAAAGCTCACATTTTCTGCTGCGTGCTCATTAAGTCCCTCTAGCAGATACCTCAGACCATCTTTTGTCTGAAAAGTAGCCGTGAAATTTCCGATCCGCTCGCTTGTATGCTCTGCATCATCAGCACTAACTTTCAGAATCTTATAGAAATGATCCGGATCTGATCCAAGTCGAAGCATCTTGTTTCTTGCTGACAGCCACTTCTTTGCACATCCCCAACGTTCATCCCACTTGTCTGACGGTCCGATATAATTAAAATCAATCTTAATTTCCGTCGATTCATATCCGCCATCCAGGATGTGCATTGTTCCATCACTCCCCGGTATTTCTACCAAGGATTCTTTTTGAACTGCCATTGGAATTGACGGAAGCGTCTTAGCATAGATTCCAAGACTTGATGCAAGAATATTGTTGTATTCCACTTCCATGAAATTTACTTCCATTAGACTCCCACAGCTCCTTTCTTCCATTTCACGCTCTGTGACATCTTTTTGATAACCGCATCAACAAGAATCTCTGCAAGCTTCTTATCTCCCAGTGCAATGTTATTTTCAATAACAAATGTCAGTCCTGACAGTGCTTCTGCAATCATCTGTGCAAGCGCAGCATTGTTGGACTGCATCTCATCACGGATGTATGTCTTCAGCAATTCGATTGGCAGAACCGCTTCTGCCCCTGCTTCGCCACCGCCCATTGCTCTATCTCCGTTCATGCCGAAAATAGTTGGGCTGTTCAAGATACCGCCGTTTGCATACCAGTCAACCGAAAACTTTGGAACTTTTGGTGGAACAAGCGACCATTCTCCACTCGCCTTGAAATGTGGAAGTTTAATTTTGGGAAGTTTCCATTCAAAGTTGAAAAACCCCTTGATTTTATTAATTACACCTTTAACAAAATCTGCAATGCCGCCAAATATTGCATTAACTCCATTTCTAAACCATTCACATTTGTTGTATAAAAGGATAATCAAACCAATTATCACGACAATTCCCATTGGTCCAAGCACGGTCCATAGATTTGAAATCAACGGAATCAATGTTTGTATTCCCATCGCAATATTCCCGATTCCCGAAAGAATTGGAGCTATTGCTGCCACTACCAATACACATCCGGCAATCAATCTCTTTCCTTCTGGGGAGAGCTGATTAAACTTTTCAATCAATCCGGCAATCAATTCCGTAATTTTGATAATCAGCGGTGCAACTGTATCCGCAAGTTCAGCTGTTGCCTGTTGGAAATCTGCTGTTGCCTTATTTCCGTCTACCAAATTCTTATTGTTTTCCTGCCATTTTTTTCCTGCATCTACGAGACCCTGATTCGCCATTTCCTGCATGACCAGGTTTACTCTCTCACTTTCGTTTCCGCAAGCTGCAAGCTTTTCATTAAATGCATCCTCTGAAGTTCCCGCCCAATTGAGCATATCCGCAAAAGTCCCCGTAACAGTACTTGTTTTCACAGTCTCATTGATTGATTCTGCAAGTCCATCAATGGGAATACTATCCCCGTAAGTTGCCCATGCACCAATCGTCCCCTCGATTACCGTGCTTAATTCTTCTTGCGACAAACCTAACGCCTGAAGATTGGCCGTAGTTGTTGCAGCTGTCTGATCATCTGCAAGCACACCATATAAGGTTCTATAACTTTCCGCTGTTTGTTCTGCTGTGTACCCTGCATTTTGGCTCGACACCTCAAGCGATCCCATAATTTTACGATATTCTGCTGTTGCAGGTACTGTAGCTGCTGTTGCTGCTACTATGCCTGCTGCCGCCGTTGATATTCCACTAAACTTATCCCCTGTCTCTTTTGCTTTATTTCCAAAATCCTGTACTTTTTCAGAATAGCCTTCCGTTGCAGCTGCTCCGCTTTTCAGCTTTTTCTCAACATCTTCCAGTTTACTTTTGTAACCATTAAGTTTTGTAGTAGTTTCATTTATCTCATTCTTTTTGTCCTGAATTGCTTTTTCATCTTTATTTTCAGCAGATTCAAGAATATCCAATTGTTTTTTTAATGATTCAAGTATTCTTTCGTAATTCTCTGTTTGATTTGAAAGATACTTCTGTTCATCTTTATATTTTACAATCGACTTTATATGATCGTCATATTTCGCTTTAAGAGCTTCGATTTCAATCTCATTCGCCTTAATTTTATCTGTAGACTCTGCAATTTCATCAGATAATTTCCTGATTTGTTCCTTACTTTCTGCTGCACCGCTCTCAAGTTCTTCTGTTACTTCAGCAAGGCCTTTCTGATATTTTGTTAAACTAATCTGTGCGCTTGTAAGCTGGTTCTGCTTCTTTCGGATTGCATCCTCATTTCTGTTTTCTGCAGATTCCATTTCTTCAAGCTCACGCTTCAGAATTTCCACTTTATCAGAATAAACGTCCGTCTGTTTTGCCAGATATTCCTGACGGTCTTTTAACTTTTCAACTGCAGTAGTGCTCATCCAATTACTCCATCAGTTGTAATTGAGAAGTAAGAATGCCATACACGGTCTTCTGTCACGTATTCGTGGGCAATGGTCGGATGGTAGCCAAGCTCATTCAGACGTTTTTTCAATGCGATCAGTTTCGGATCTCGTGGCTTTCTAGCGTAAAAACTAATCTGCCATGTAATCTCGTTCTCATAATCATCACCAGATGCCATTGTGTCTTCCCACAGGATCTCCCAGTAATCAATTCTTGGGAATGCTTTTTCATTTTTGAGACTACTGACTCCCTCATTCACAGGGCAGCCAATATCGTGCAAGATCTCACTCATTTCTTTCTGTGTCATCGATTACCTCTCTTTCATATGCCGGTGTCTTCAATGTCAGCTCCGACTCCTTAAATCCATCTTTTGTAGGTGTATGAGCAATATTATAGATTTCATGCTGTTCCCCATCGATAAGACAGATGTATTTGCTGTTGATTTTCTTATACTGCGGTATTGCAAGCTTATAAGTTACCTCAACGCTGTCTGCTGACAGTTTGGCTCTTGTCGTGTCGTACACTGCAAGCTCACGATACCAAATACGTAATCCGGTGTACTTAAGTCTCTCCTCCGGATAGTCTTCTGACTCGTCATTTGTTATCTCATACAGTTCTAAGACTCCGTCTGTATACTCAGGCATTGCCATCTGCATCCACCTCCGTCTCCATCTGCCAGGTCAAGATCATGCTGGAATAATTTTCCATGAACTCGCTGACTCTGTGATGGTAAGCATAATACATATAATTTTTCAATAGCATTCGATAGGTCAAGTCTTCTGTGATACTGCAGCCGGGATTCAATCTCCCAACTGCGTGTTCACCTTCTTTTGCCAAATTTGCAAGTTGCTTGTCCTCGTAGTATGGCGGGATCTGGAACTCTTCCCGCATTTCTTCTACAAGACTGGCAAGTTCTTTCTCGTTCATGTCCCGCCTCCTGCTCTAGCTTAGGCCTGTTTCGGCACTGTTACCTGATTTACTGGAAGAACGTACTCTTCAAGCTTTGTAACATCAAAGACAACTGCAACGTTGTCATCAACCGCGCGACCGTTTGCGTGGCATTTTGCCACGATAAGATCTGCATCCTCAATCGCTTTTGTCTGATCATACTCATCAACGCGAACTCCTGCTGTTCCCATTGTGTAGTATCCGGCGATTGTAAATGCAGCTTTTCCTTTTGGACAGTTAGCATTAACAATTTTTTCGATGTCAATGAATGACTTGTTGACATATCCGCCTGTCAGAGCCTCTCCGTACATACACGGATCCACATATTCTGCTTCGTCTGACGGATTGCAGATAAGATAGAGCTTATCAACCACACGTTTTCCATCATTAGTAAGAGTTTTTCTCACCGGAGCAAGTCCCTTCGGAGAGAATTTTGTAACCGTAGTGAGAACAGTTTTTGCTTTATTTGTTCCGGCTGACTCTACGGTTCCAATCTGACGAAAGATTCCGATTGGACCTGTCTTTCCATCTCCATCGAGGTATCCTTTTACAAGTCCGTCCTGCATGGCCTCAGACAGAATAGCCATGAAATATCTGTCAACGAATTCCATAGACAGCTCTCTGATTGATTTTGGAATAACAAGGTAAGCTGTGAGCTTATGAAGGTCAATATTCAGAGCTGTTACCTCTGCTGAAAGTTCGCCTTTGATAGCGTCCGTAAGAGGACCCCAAACCGCTGCACCTGAATGAGATGCCACAATCCATTTCTTCACGTTTGCCGGTGCCATATTTACAAGTTTCAGGATTGGCGATGCTTTCTTAACATCATCCAGTGTACGATCAATAATCTCTGTCGGAATGATGTCGATCTGGTTTGCTGTGAACGCCTGCTTGATGTCCTTAAAATTCTCGTAGAATTTCTTTTCTTTCTGAGACAGGTTACGGAGTCCGAGCTGTCTCTTGTAATCTGCATCTCTGCTTGCTCTTTCTGCCTCTGCTACTACCTGCTGAATCAGATCGGCGTGCATTGCTTCATCGATCATTTCAATTGACTGCATAATTGCTTCTGCTTTCTGATCTGCCGGTGCATTGTCCAGAAGCTGTTTCACTTTGTCTTTTACTTCCTGGCTTAAATCTTCAATCCTCATTCTTCATTTCCTCCTAACCAAAAAATGCACCCCATCCGGTGCTATCCTTTTCTTCCGTCTTTTCTTTCTTCTTATGAGTCAGCTGATAGAACTCAGCTAACTGCTTCTGATGCTCATTTCTGCTTTTCAGTTCCATCTGAAGTGCCTTGTTTTCGTTGATTACCTCCTGCAGTTTCATATCCGGATCTTCCACCTTCTGTGCAACGCCAATCTCATCGATCAAGCCATACTCCAGAGCCTTCTGTGGAGATAAGGTTGTAGTCTTATGCATCATCTCCCGGAGCTCTTCTTCTGAAACCGTAGCCCGCTGCATGAACAGAGCCACACAACTGTCCATTGCTACATCCAGATTGTCTGCTTCTGCCCTCAGATCTGCTGCATTTCCTGTAACTGTCTCCCACATATCATGAATAACGGCTGTTGTTCCCTGTCCCATGATACGCTTATCACATGCCTGCAAAATTGTAAATGCGATAGAATGACATCCGCCCATTACAATCCCCGTCTTATAGGATCCATGCTGTTGAAGCATGTTGTAAATGGCTGTCCCCTGGTCCACACTTCCACCATTGCTGTTGAAATAGATCTTAATCTCATCTGTTTCTGGAATGGCATCCAGAAGTTCCTTGAAATGCTTGGCTGATGTCTCAGAGTCGTCATACTGCCATGTATCCCAATTGAACGGACCGATTTTTCTAATCTCATCAAAAACGAAAATCTCATGCACGTTATCCGTCTGCTGGAATCTATACACAACTTTTTTCTGTTCCATGTTCTTTTCCTTTCCCTGTTATTACTGTTTAACGGACAGCTCCGAGATAATTGGATCACCTCCTATGAATCAGGTTTCTTGTGCCGCATTACTATTTCCCTCCCCTCCGTAATTCTTTGTCAGAGCTCGCTCTGTACTGAATTCTGTATTGAGTAACGGATATCCGACCATCCCTCTGATTTCATCGAGATGGAATCCAATTCCTCTGAGTTTATCAAGATTTACTGCACTGTCCACAACATCAACATGTTTAAAGCGTGCAAGCCATACCATGACTTTCTCGTTTTTACTGCAGTAATCATCCTCTCCTACAACATAAGCTGTCAAAGTATCATTTATCACTTCTGCTACCGGACTGACAGCATATGTGATAAATTCATTTGTTGCATCTGATTTTTCTGTGATATTGCCATTAAATACAGCCTCCGGAATGTCAAAAGCATTTGCCACCTCGTTATTAATCTGCAAAGCCATCTTTGCCAGTTCTTCGGCTTTCACTGTTGTATTTATTTGCAGCTGTTCCACGGATGCATTCTCTTGTTCTGTCAAAACTTCAAGGGCATCTGACGTCAGTAGTTTTTTAATTTTTAAAACATACTGGTCTTTTGTCATTACCTTGTCTGTACCATCTGCCTGCTTTTCTCTGAATGATAATGCATTCGTTCCAAGCTTCAGTTTGAATCTTGGTTGGCTGGACAGCTGCATCATTGCATTAATGGAATCCATCGTCTTATCAAATTGCCCTACTACATTCTGCAAATACAGTCGTATCCTTGCATTGTCATATCTTAGATGAATCACTTCATCGGATTGAAATGTGCTGAAAATTGTAAGATTTTCACCTCCGCAGCTTAACGTCACATCTTTGTAATTCCGCTTCAGCATCACTTCATTTGTGTGTGACCATGATGTTGCTCTGTAATATTTACTATTTAGCGGAATAATCAGAGCTTCTTGTTCTGTTAGTAGCTGCTTAACCACTTCCGTCCAGAACACTGTTCCGCATTCATGGTCATTTGGCTGTACATTTAGCCTGTATTCTTTCTTATTTTTTTCTTTGCTCTCCGTCTGGATCAGTATGTCAGACTTCGCTATTGCTTTGGCGATCATCATAATTGCTTTCTCGATGGCAAGCTTTGAAAGGTTCAGCTTTTCCATGTCAACTGCAATGATTTCTGCCAAAGACTGTATCTCTTTGTTTCTATCTTGGAATAAAAAATCAAACATTTTCTCTTTCTCCTATTAAACATAGATTATCTGAACTTCCAGCTCATCCTTGCAGAACATAGCCACATCAAAAGCCATAAATCCATCATTTTTTCTTAACTTCGGTTCAATTTTGCCGAAATTCTTGTTGCCGAACTTGTCCTCGCTCACGCTTGTGTTATTCGTGTACCACCGCATGATTGCTGATGGTCCGAAGTTGATCATCCCCTGTGAGAACATGGACTGGATGAACGGTGCGATGATCCCAGTGGCTGATGTTATCTTCCGAATCAGTCTGACAATGCCATGCGGATTCTTCTTGTCTTCAATCGTGAGTCCTCTTTCCTCAAAGGCTTGCTTGAACAAGGTATATCTATATGTGTCCATTGCGATTTTCTTCACATCGTAGTCCTGGAACTGTTTCATGCACCAATCGGCTATTATATTTACATCAATCACCGGACCTTGGACAACTTCAAAATCCTCAAACTCTTCTTGTCCGGCATTGCGCAACGGGAATTTGATTGAATCAATGAACGGAGAGTCTGCGCAGATCCATGTGTGTTGTCTCCATATCCACTCTCCATCATCTGTCTTGGTCAGAACGCCCGCTGATGCGAAGTCTCGCACATCCGCATAGTCAATGCCGATCACTGCTGCCTGTCCTCGCGTGTCCAATGTTATCCGCGGAATCTTTCGTTCCAGTTCTTCCATTGTCTCACCTTCATAACATGCTCTCAGGACATTTTGCCATGTTGTGACCGTCTCCTCTTCCTTTCGTGCCGATCTGTCCATTCGTTTTGTAATAAATTCAGCACGCTTCGATGGAATCTTCTTCATTTCCAGATAATCATGCATGATCTGATTCGCAAGAATTGGCATGTATTCCATCGAAGGATTGGCCTTGTGCCATGCCTCCTGATCATCAATTTCTTTCATGTCATCAATCTCGCAAATGAACGGGAAGTACCCTAGCAAATTCTCTCCTGTCTCCAAAATCTCAGCGCACATTGCCGAAATTTCATCTAGTGGACCATCTCTGACATATCCATCTGTTGTAATGATGAACTCTCTCGAATGCTTGACCTTACCAAAAGAGGATTCAAATACATTGATCTGGTCATAGTTCTCGTAGGCATGGATTTCGTTCAGGACAAGACATCCTGTTCGCTTACCATCCTTGGTCTTTGCGTTCGAAGTGTTGTATTTCATCTCCGATCCTGTTGCCAGGTTCGTGATAAGTTCCTTTGTGACCGAAAACTTTCCCTTGAATTTTGGATTATCATGTAGCATGTCATAAGCTACCTTGAATGTGTCCTTAACCTGGCTCTCTGAGTTCGCCACAATTTCAACATGGTAATTTTTCACTCCGTAGAGCGGAGTCTGAAAGAAATTTACCAGTGGCACGATGAATCCATCTTTGCCATTTCCACGTCCTTCCTTGATGAAGAACTTTGAAAATACTGGAATGTCATCCACATACATAAATGCAAAGGCATAAATGAACTTTTGGAATGGAAATAGTTCGTAGTAATTTGTTTTGCAGTACTGTAGACAGTTCCTATATGTTTTTTCGTCAAAAAAAACATCGTTTCGCTTCAATGTCGGCTTCACGATGTTTTCTATCAGTAATTTTCTCTTTTTATTTATCCATTTCGGATGCTCTTCGGCATATTTGAGATAGTCGTCAATTTCCTTACAAGTAACCATCAGTCGGTTGCTCCGGTTCCGGAATTGGTTCTTTCAGTTTCAGGTCTGCAAGAATCTTTAACATGGTTGCTGTAGTCTTCTGCAGATTGACCACAGATTCATTCGCTTTTTCTACGCTGACACCATTCCCATTGATGGTCTCATACCGGATTCCTTTTTTCCTAATATCTGCAATCAATTTCTTTTTCAATGACCAATAATATACATAATCATCAACTAAATCCTTATAGAATTCTGCGTTCATTCCACGCAACTTCAACTGCTTTACTAACGATTCTTTTATCTCCGTCTGTGTCAGTGTTTTCTTCCTCTGAGTCAATCTTTTCACCACCTTTTTCACTCAAATCATGCCATTTTTATCAATTTTTCACTTCTTTTTTCGCTCTTTTTAAGCCTTTTTTGAAGTTATCTGAAAACTTTCCTTCTTATAGTGAGTCCTGAAATTTGACCCCCCCTGCCCTTTTCACGCGAGATTTTAAAATTTCTCCAGAGTCATGGCTACATCCCCGTTCTTCACTTAGGAAAAATCGCTGAGAATTTACCGGGGGGTCTATTTAAAAATTGAGGACAGCTGCGGACTCGAACCGCACATGCGACGGCTTGCACCGTCCGCTTGTCTCCTCCTAAGCTATGTCTGCCCTCAGTGTAGCTACCATCTTTCTTCGCTCGCAAGCTTCTTCTTTCTTTGGAATCTTCTTGGAGTCCTTCCATGTCGCAGATTGTGACACTTCACACATAGACTGATCAGGTTGTCGTCTTCCAACCCTAGCTCCGGATGCTCTTTTAGTTCAACAATATGATGCACCTCTTCAGCTCTTCTGATCTTTCTGTCTTCTCCTTGCAGGATGCGGCCCGATGCCACTGCATCCTCCAATCTCTTTCTGCAGTCCTGGCACTCATAGTGATCTCTCTCAAGAATCCGTATCCGCTTATGCTTTCACAATGTTGAGTTGTAAAATTTCTTTGCTTCTTTATCTGTCATAGTGTCCTTATGCCCTTCATACGAAAAGACACCTGCTGGTAAGATTGCAAGTGTCTCTTCCAAGGAGTTCCGTATGTATCTGTCTGTCTTTCGACAATGCCATATTAGCATGAGTAAAACTCCAGTGAACTCCACTCTTTAATTAATTCGAATCTTTTTTAGCGCTCTCCCATGTAACTCGTAGATCCAGCTCTCACTGTATTCCATGAGTTGTGCTATCCGCCACCACTCAAATCCTTTGATGTACCTGTAGAACATAACATCTCTTTCGTCCTGATCATCTAACTCATTAATTCTGTATTCTATGTCCTTATAGGTCTGTACCTGCTTTACTCCCTCTTGATACAGCTTGTCCTCTCTTTCCTGAAGAGCTGCCGCGTAAGAGCTTAGATCGCTTTGATTCGATCCGTGTGGCATCCCATCATTATTCGATGAAGGATACATCTTCATATTCCTGATCTCTTCAATCTCTGATTCGATCCTCTTGATTCTCTTTCCATGTTTTCTGTATGCCCTGAGATAGGTTTTCTTCCTGTCGTTCTCGTTTTTTACATTGTTCTCTTCCAGTCTCTTCTCCATTGGCATCATCTCCTATCTTGTACTTTCTCGCCAAGTATTCTGCTACATCTCCATGCCACAACTGCTGCCCCTGCGCTTCGATCAGCTTTCCTGCCTGGCATGCTGGCCGATGAAACTTCTCGTCTGCCTTCCGATCAGGTGGATGTTCTGCCATAGCAGCATAGTGTTCTTTTTGGTTCTGCTGGATCTCTGCAGGACTCCAGCGTGTGTCTGTACTTCTTTTCACTGTTCATCACTCCAATCAAGAGCCTGCCCGCAAAATTTGCAGCGTGGGCACGATGCTTGTCCATTCCATGTTTCAATTTTCTTTTGTCTCTGCTTCTCTAATGCTTTAACTGCCATTTTCTTTGCTTCGATGTTTTCTTCACTGTTGGATGTATCCAACCCCTTAATGATTCTAATTGCATCTTCAATATTCAACTTTCTTTCTCCCTGCTATATAATCTATGGACACATTATATGTATCTGCATATTTGATTGCTTCTCCTAGCGTCAGCCCTTTCCTTCCTGTTTCAAGATCTTGTAGTCTTTCCTCCTTCATGTCTAACTTGACTGCTGCCTCTTCTCTTGTCAGTCCTCTGATTTTTCTTAGATACTTCAGACGGTTTCCTATTGTTCCTACTGGTCGTAATATAACCATTGTAATCAATCCCTCCTTTCACATCCCATGCGCAAATATCACAATCTTCAGGACATACATTTGCTTTTATTGCTCTTTCGCACATCTCCATTCTTGTTCTTATGTCTTCCTCATAGTCCTTTATAATTCCAAGTTTCCTTAGAATCTTATAAAACAGTGACTTTTTTCTCACGTCTCTTTTTTCCTTCCGTCGTTCTTTCCATTTTTGCAGCCACTCAAGCTGCGCTTGATCCTCTTGCTCTTGCCTTGTCATTTTTCGCCTCGCTTAACTACCGGAATATCCGAGAATACCACCATGGCCCTCTCGTTTTCGGATGACGCTACAACCACAATCTCTATGTCATCATATCCAAGCATAAATTCCGGAATGAGGTAGATTCCGTACTGCTCGACAGCTCCGTGATTGTTCCTCATGTAGTCAGACACAAATTCTAACTTTTCATCCAACAGTTTGTGTGCTTCCTCTTCATCGTACCGCTTTGTCAAGTGTGTGATTGCCTGCTTTATGTTTAAGCTTCCTGTCCACCAGAAAAACGGCTTGATTTCTTCGATATACTCAAACTTGCTATCTGTTATAATCTCTTTCATCTGTTTCTCTCCTTCCGCTTCATCCACCTTACGCATTTTCTTGATATATTCTCGAACCGTCTGGATCGTTGAAAGTACTCCGTCATAAAAAGGATCGATTCTTTCATGCTCTGCAATTGTTGCTTTTGTTTCCTCTTCTGCATGATCCAGCCAGTCAACCAAATCTTTTGCGTCTTTTTCTGTCATATCTTCTCCTTCTTTCCATCTCGTCTCTTTCTTCGCAGTACATTAATCCCACGTACTGTCCATAACTCATTCCTTCTTGTCTTGCTTTTGCATTTATCTCAGCCAGCTCGCTTTTCCAAGCTGTTGATTTCTGTCTTTTTGGCACTTATCTGCTCCTTTCTCCTCCCTGCCGCATCCAGGGAGGAAGTCTTTGTTATCATGCTGCAGTATTGTGACATACTTTTATCTCCACGCCATTCAGCGGAGGTAACTATAAATAATTTTTCTTATATCTCGCCATCCACTCTTCTCTCGTATGTGTCTGCTCATATTCTGTCTGTGCTATTCTGCAGAGTAGTTCCCGCATTTCTCGGTTATTGTGGACCGCTTCCGGTCCTTCTTTGTGATGATTCCGACACAGATCCACCTTGAGTCCATCTGCCTCAGATAGTTCGCGCTGTCCAGATCCGAACATGATATGATGTTCCTCTGTGTACTTCTTGGAAGGATCGTCATAGAGTATCAAACAGAGATAGCAGACTCCCTTTCTACTCTTGAGGATGCTCTTTTTATGTGATTTCCTTTTTTTCTTGCAGGCTAATTTCGGAAATGCCATGTCTGAATAATCGATGCTCATAAGATATACACCCCAACTAAGTTTTTCGGATCTCCTTGCATTCGATCAAACCATATGCACGGTTTGCATACTCCTTCAATGTCTTTTCTCAGCTCTTCTGCGGAATCTGCCAGCATGATAATGTTCGTTGGACTGCTGCAAGCATAGACTCTCGCAACATATTTATCCGGTATATCCCGCGGGTGCTTATAAATTGCAATCGATGGTATCGCTATCGCTGATAAGTCCACCTCTCGAAAGCTATGGATTATTTTGTGATTTACTGAGTTCTTCTCCATTTTCATCCACCTCTTCTTCTAACCATTTCTTCCAATACTCTGCCGAGTTCAACATCATGTGAGGCATCTCTTTCACGGACGCTGCCATGTACAGTGCCATCTTGTATGATTCCATTGTCTTCATGTATTCCCATCTGCTGCCGGCCGGATTCTGTTCTTCTTCGGACTTATCTACCGGTTCTGAATTGGCTCCCGCTTCTGTGTTTCTCGCATTTTCTTCCATCTGCTCTGAATTATCCACAGGTTTTTCCACAATCTCCACAGATTCCGGCATTGCACTGGTGCAATTTTCCTCTTCGTGCTGTCCCGCTCTGATAAAATCGCTCCGTATTTCCGGTGTCCCTCCTGCTTCCGGAAGCATTTCCGGAAAATCTTTCTCAATCTCTGTCTGTCCTGGAATGTCGTTTGGAAGCTCTACCGGTTTCTCCGTCTCCTGTTTCTCCGGTTTTTTTTGTTTTGGCAGCTTCGCCTTTACTACCTTCGACTCTTTTCTCTTCTCTTTCTTCGGTTGCACTGGTGCAATCTGTTCTTTTTCCGGATATTTCTGTCCGTAAAGTTCCTCCCAGTTCTGTTTTGCATCTTCCTCTTCTGTGATCAGGACGAGATAACTTAAAATATTCTCCCAGGCAAACTTTTCTTTCAGTCCTTGTCTTACAACCTGCAGTATGACCTCATCCTTCTCATCGTTTAGATAGAGCATAATTCTTCCGCAGCCTTGTGGTCTTACGCTGTAAAGTTTGTCCCCGTCCGGTGCTAATACCTCTTTGACCCGTCCTGTTCCTACGCTTGTTCTAACTGCCTCATGCAGTTTTAGATACAGTTCCGGTTCATCCATGCAGATCTGATGGATTGCCTTTTCCAGATTGTCGAGTTCTTTCTGTTCTTCTTTCTCGCCTTCCAAAATGACTTCGATATCTGTGATCTTCTCTTCGCTTTCTATCTCTTCTTTGACTGCCTGGATCTCTGATTTGCTGTATGCCGGTGTCAGCTCTTCCGCTACGCTTTCCGGAAGGGTCAGCATCAGTGCCAGCTTCGCATAGCCAAATCCTTTATAATGCTCCTGCAGTCTCGGAGAGTAACCACCCTCCGAGAATCTGTCATTGATCCTGATGTATCTTGATACCTGTGTAGCTTCAAGCTTATATTCCGCCCACGCAAATTCATTGACATTGCTATATCCTGAATCCTTTAAGATATCGGTATCTCTTCCCTGCTTCAGCAAATATCCCGTCATAACAAAATCTTCCACGGTCCTGTTCAGGACAGTGTTCATTGCTTTTTTATACTCTTCATAATCCTGATACTGTGCTAATTCCATCAAACCGCCTCCAGTTCTTTTTCTATCTCTTCTGCTTCAAGGAAATCTTCCGCCAATCCCTGAAGGACTCTTGTATTCTTTTTCTCTTCCAGCTCTGCAATATTGGCTTCTCTCTTAATCTTGCTGATCTTGGCCAACTTCTTATCTTCCTCTGTCAGACGTTTCCTGATTGCCTTCTGCCATTCTTTCAGGAATACCCGGATTTCCTCGATTCCCGGTTCTTCATCATAATAGCTTCTGTGCTGTCTGATTGTGCCTCCCGGCTCTACTTCAATCGTGTAGAATGGGATTCCCGGTGTTTCCTGTCTTCGCAGGAAACAGATATATGTCTCTCTGCTCTCGATCCTGTCAAAATATCGTTCACTGCTGCCGGCACAATGATGCAGTGCACGTCCTTCTTTCACGATATCCACTAATGTGTTCGGTACAATGATCTTATACTCTTCGTCTTCGTACTCATATCGGCTCTTGATCTCTTTCAGGATCTCTTCTGCTTCCGGAAACTTCTGCCGCATTTCCTGTGCGTAGGCTTCTTTTCCCTCTGCATTGTTTTCCAGTTCTTTCAAGATCTGTATCTGCTGCCGGTCTACAACGACTTCATCATGCCTGCGTTTTAGTTCTCTTGGACGATAGACCATCTCGTCAGCCATATTTTTGCAACACGCTTCACACATACTGAGATAGTCTTTATATTCTTCAAGAACAGCTTCTGCCGTCATTCCTGTATATTGTTCTTTTTTCTGCCTTTCGATGTAGTTCATGATCTTCTGTGGACTCATATATTTTTCCAGTCCCCGGATGCCGCTCGGTTCTATCTCATTCTTTATCATCCACTGCACCGTCTCTTTCGAGATCTTCTGCCCTGTCTCGTCCGAATACTGCATCCAGCGTACCATTCTGTTCCCGCCATGCTCGTCACGGATCCTGTTGATCTTCTGACGGTCTTGGATTCTGAACATTCCCTCAATGCTTTCCTCTCTCATGTCCAGTGGTCCATAGTATTGTGTCGGATATCCCGGATAGTCTGTACAGCCGATCGTATCTCTCAGCAGATTCCAAAAGCGTCCTTTTGCCAGGTACTCGATCTTCTGTGCATATCCTTTCATCTGTCCTGTCCCTGCCACAAGTCTGTTGTAGTTCAGTTCCATTCCCGTCTTCGATAAATGCTCCAGGACTCTTGTTGCTTCGCTGTAAGTGGTTCCGTCTAATATCTGGCCAAATTCTTCCGGATACAAGTATCCTTCTCTTGCTCTTAGGTTTTTCCGGTTTTCTTTTGTCCATCCATCCCAGGAGTCCTCATAATAGATCATGTATGTCTTCTTCAATTTTCTGTTGGAGTAGACCTTGTACAGTAAGATTCTGATTTCATCTCCAAACTCGACATAATGTCTTCCATTATCCCATCCGACCTTTGCTTCTATGATCCGGAGCACGCTTGTATCTTCATCTACCGACTGGATGAGATAGCAGCTCTTCCATTTCTGTTCGATATGGTCTGTTCTTGTCTTTGCCCTCACCAGTTTTCCGCAGGAAGGGCAGAATACCATGTCATTGTGCCGGATCTTCTTTTCTCCATCCTGTCGTTTGATTTCTTCCGGCCAGCCGGATTCCCCGCAGTTCGTACAGACAAATTCTTTCGTTTCCCTGTTCCGGAACATGTAATCCTCTCCTGCTGCCTGTTCAAAAAACCATTCTCTCAGATTCTTCGGACGACCTGGAACTTTTCTCATTAGGTTCATGAGTTTCATTTTCCGGTTTGTTTCACATCTTTCCCTAAGCTCTCTGTTATAGCTATGTTCCAATCCGTTGATTCTCTCCCACGGGCTGTTGTACCACGCTCTGTGTTTAATCAATTCTTTGATCCTGTTTGCGTCTTTCTCCTGCAGTTTCGGATAATCGTCATATGTTCTCCATTCCCAGTCTCGCCAGTCCTCGTTCAGTGCATTCAGGATGCCACCTTTTCTCCACCCATGTTGCTCTTTCCAGTACTCATGTTCCCCTGTCTCACAGTTGATACAGTACCGTACCAGCAGTTCCTTCGCCTGATAGATATTTAGGATCAGGATTCCCCCCAACTCCTGTAGCGTGGCTGTGAGTCCTTTTCCTGCCGGTTTCTTTGGTTTGATGCGTTCAATCGCTTTTCGTTTCATTTCTGCACCTCCACCCATTCTCTTTCTTCTGTCATGGAATAGATCTGATGCGCTTTCGCTTGTATTCCGTCAACATTCCTCACGCCTGCTGCCACTGGCTTGCCTTTCTCGTCCTCTACGATCAGTCCGATCACGGTTCCGTATTCTCCCATTACTTTTGGGCGGATTCCTCTTGCGATTGCTATCCTGCAACCTTTTGTTGCCTTCGCCTTCTCTCTCCTTGCCAAAGCATTTCCTTGCTGTAGCTCCCATGCCCTCTTTGGATGTATGATCATATATTCCATTGCCGCCATTGCAATCTCCATAAGTGTCAGTTCTCTTAATAATGTCAGCTCTGTAGATACGACCATTGAGCATCCATCCTCTTCGTCTATACTTCCGCCAGCTTCGCACAGGAAGAATTTGTTCTTTCCATCGATCGGATACCACTGCAGGCAATCCAGGATATACTCCGCCGCATGGAATCCAGTGGATCTTGTTTTGCTTTTCTCTTCTTTGTAGGTCTTCCCTTTCTCGTACTGGAATGTCCCTTTTCCGTGTTTTGCCTGAATTTTTTTATTGAACCCTTTGTATACTCTCATTTCTTCTCACCCAGGTAATATTCCCTCACGATCTCTTTGATCTGCGCCTTTCCCGGAATGCTGATATACAGTGGTGGTCTCAAGCCTGCTGCCTTTGTGATCCTGTTATCCAACTGTGCTTTGTCGTTAAATGCATTCTTTAAGATCAGAGCCATGCAGTCTTTCAATGACTTTCCTTTTCTTCTGACTGCAAGAGCCATCTCTTCATCCTCTAAACATAACTGCTCGATAAAATCCGTCCAGTCTCTCAGTGCTCCTGTCAGACTCAGATCTTTTGCTTCCAGTTCCAGCTTTCCCATAGCTGCAAGACTCGGTGTTGTCAGCTCCTTGATTGCACCGGTGCAATAGTCCTCTGCATCTTCCGGATCCAGTCCGTTCTCTTCCGCTATCGTCTTGATTGCTTCCAAGTCTCCCTCTTCCAACTGTGCTTTAGCCGCACGGTTGATCTCCTCGTAAGAATCAAATTCTCCAAATTTATCAAACATCTTTATACCTCTTTTCCTTGTAAGTACGCTTGTAGCGTCTCCTTATACTCGCTGTCTTTTTCATACACGATTTCTATCTCGTGTTCTTTGCTTTCTTCCAGGAACATTTCCCACAGATCCTTGTTCTGTATTCCTTTTCCGTCTGACTTCTTCCACTCTGCTCGTCTCCACTTTTCCGGATTATCAGCCTGAATCATGTTCTTGATGTACGTGTTCCTCGTGTAGAACACAACTCTGCATGGTTCTTTAAGCTTTTGCAGTGCATAGATCATTGCCAGAAGCACACTGCGGTTATAAGTTGTTCCTTCCTCTTCTCCTTTCAGGAATCGGTCTTCAATATCTCCGTTTCTCCTTGTAAATGTTAAGGCTGCAGCATATCCTCCTCTCTTTGGTGCTGCCGGTCCTGTGATCGTGGTTTCTATGTAGATCTTCACCGTCTTCATTCTTCAAATCCTCCTGTTCAGCCTGATCAATGTATATCTCCGGTATTTGAATCCTGTAGCCGGATTGATTCCTTCATAGCTCTTGGCAATGTAATAGCCATTCTTCTGTTTGATTTTTTTTGGCCATCTTGCCAGTTTCTTTTTCTTTGGCGGCTTCAATGGCATATTGCGGGATGTGCTGTAGCTGGATTCACTGAGCCTTGGCTTGTCTCTCTTTCCATCCTCACGCTTTTCTCCTACTTTTTCGCTCTTCGTGATGTATGCTGCAAGCTGCGAGAAATCCACTTCAAAATATTTGCTCTTTTCCAATTGCTCCGCATAGATTCCACCGTGTGACCAACATTCTTCTACCCATCTGATCGTATCCCTGCATCCGGTCAGAATGAGATGCACATGCCATGCGCCCTTCGTTCCTTTCTCGATATTCCGGATCCAGCGTAGCTCTATCTGTTCTTTCTTGTATCTTGCTCTTAGCTTGCTGATCAGCTTCGTGAAATCTTTCTTCGCCTGTGCCATATCCGGAGGTCTCTCTTCTACCTTGTACGTTAATGTTAAGAAATAATCTCCCTTGCCAAAATACTCTAACAATCTGTGTCTGGCTGTCTCTGCCTTATTCATAGCATTCACTACTGCCATCTGCTCCGGTGTAGGCTTTCTCTTCTTTTCTCTTGGCAGTCCCCTTGCTCCATACCTGCCATCATGGTATTCCTTCACCTCCAGGATGTCTCCTTTCCGGAAGGTGTGTGTAACTCTCTTCGTTGCCATCGTATACCTCTATCTTTAATATCTTAATCGAGTATTAAAATGGGGCAGAACCCCCGTTTTTCTTGACTTTCTGCCCCACAGATGTTAAGATAATAATGTCTTTAATATCTGCGAGACAAAAGTCTTGCATCCAACACTTCCGTTACCTCCGGAAGTGTTATTTTTTTATCTGTTTTTCCAGCGTCCTTGCGATCGAATTCAGCGCGTAGAAGCTTGCTGATACAGCCAGTCCGATCAGGACGCGCTCCAGCGTTGACTCCGGTGCTTTGACCGATATGGAATATGTAATTGCTGCTCCGGAAGCATAGAAGAGTCCGACAAGCATTCCAATACCTGTGATAAACCTTGTTCTCCAAAGGCTCATTCTAATATGATGTATTCTCCTTTGTTCTTCTTCCTGGCGTACTCGTTCGCCTCTTCCCATGTCCCAGAGCAACAGCCCAGTTCCTGTGTTTTCATCCATCTGATAATCCATATGTGGTCTTTCTCCCTTCTTCCTCGTTTCTGGCTCATTTCTCATTCTCCGACATAACTCTGTCCAATCCATTCATGAGGAAATCTTCGTACTGCATCCGCTCTTCCTCTGATCTCAGATCCGGATAGATTGCCATCCGGATCAGCTCTGCTGCCTGTTCCCCGGTGAACTGCCAGTCCTTTTCCTTTTCGATCTGCTCAATCAGGCTGGATCGAAAAAACTTGATCTTCACTTCCCTGTTCAGAATGTCCTGCAATTTTGCCGGGATCAGACTCAGTAATCTTCTCTTGTATAAAGCAAATTCTCTCTGTTGCATTCCTTTTTTCCTCCTTCATTCCTATGCCTGAGTGTCACTGAATGCTTTTCTTGTGATTTTATTTCCTTTATGTTTTGCTGTAATGATATGTATCCGTTACACCCTCTTTCCCATCCCACAGATACCCGGTTTCTTCATATAACAACCTCGGATTAATGTAGTAGTTGATTCTTCCTTTTCTGCTATTCATTTCCTTTGCATCTGTGATTTTTTCTCCATTTCGAACGGCAAATCCTATTCGCAGCCATCCATTGATTATTCCTGCTCTGATCCAGATTGGATTCTTTCCATAAATCTTAGATACAACCGCGATTGGAACACTTCCCAACGGAAATTCTATGTTCTCTTGTTTTTGCATCTCTGCTCTCCTCTCTTGCTTAATTTATTCCGTAATCTCCCAGGATTCGGAAAGTAGCTCTCTCGTTGTTGGTTGCCATCCTTCGACCGGGTGGCTTCCATCTAATTTCATTAATGTGCATGTCCCTGCTGTCTCCACTTTTACTTTCACCCTTGCAGTTGGATTTTCTCTCATGCATTTTTTCTCCTGCAATGCTTTCTTAGTTGCTTCGTAGATATTCATCTCTTCTCGCCTCGCTTACTATTTTCTATTTCTTTCATGAAATGTTAGAACATTCTATGTGATAACTGTGTCTTTTGTTATTGAGGAAATCGTATCTTCCAAAATAGTTCGTGCAGTACCTACTGTTATTTTGTTTTTCCGCATGATTTCTATGATTTCCTCAATAATTTGATTTACTTTTTCTCCATCCACACTTTCTTCAATACCATTTTCATAGAAATCATAGTTGACATACCTCTTACTCATTCTCTTATCACCTATCTTGCATTATCCTTTGGTGTATGCAGCAATTAATGCGATGATTGAAATAATTGTTGGAAGCCACGGGTGTCGTTCTGGAAACGATGCCCAATCTATTTTCTTTTTCATCTCTTCTCTCCTCGCTTGCTATTTTCTATTTCTTCTCCTATACTTTCCTTACAGGCACTACCATGCCGAGTACGAGAAAGGAGTATATTAATTATGAAATTTGATTTTACTGTAACTATTACCGCCATTCTTGGAATTGCTGCTGTAATCTCTCCAATCGCTACAGCTATCATTAACAATCACTACCAGCTAAAAGTTAAAAAGCTTGAATTGGAACAAAATCATAAAGATAAGACAACTTACTATGTTCGTTCGATATTTGAAAATTATCTTCGTTACACTGGCAAATGTATTAATCGTATGATTTCTGAAACAGAAGGCAATTATGGCGAATATTATTTCTTAGCACTCACTTATTCTCCATCTCATATTGCTGATGCTCTCATTTCTATTAACGCATCAATGCATAATGGTGATTTAGAATCTGCTACTTCCCAGCTTGAACAGCTTAGGCCGCAGATAGCTGAGCTATTGCAATCATTGTGACTGCCACGCATATACAAAGAGCATATATTAGATACGGCCAGAATACTTCCGGTTGTATCTTTTTCATTACAATGCATCCGATAACTGCAGCTATCCAAACGAGCCCAACCATAATCCAATTACCCATCTCTTCTCACCTCGCTTGCTGAAGTAATTGCTTTTGTCAAATCACTCTTGGGAGTATGACATGACAAAAGAATTGGAATAATAGTGCTAATATTGAAACGACCATTGCTACATCTGAAACCGTTATTTTTGACGGTTTCTTTTTCTTTCTATCTTTTCTCATCTCTTCTCACCCCACTTTCTTCTCTGGACCATCTTTCTCCATTGCGTCTCTTGCCTTGAGCACTTCTACGCTTCCTTTTACTACCAGGAGGCTTTCTTTGTCTAAATGCTTTAGGTTCTCTACAGTTTCTTCAATTAATCTTTTCTGTTCTTCACTCATGTTATTCACCTCACTTGCTTTGTGCTTATGTTGCAATTATATGTCACGTACTTGCAAATGTCAATACTGTTTTTGCAACATTGTTGCATTTTCATCTTGCTATATATGCTTTGTTGTGATATGATAAAGTCATAGCGAAGGGAGGTGCAACATGAACGAACGTATAAAAGAACTACGGAAAAATCTAAAATTAACACAGCAGGAGTTTGCTGACGCTCTCAATATAAAAAGAGGTGCTGTAGCCAATTATGAAATAGGAAGAAACGAGCCTATTGATGCTGTAATTTCATTGATCTGTAAAACATTTAATGTAAATGAAGAATGGCTCCGATCTGGAGCTGGCGATATGTTCTTGGAGCTTCCTGAAGAAGATGAAGAAGCTGCTTATGTATCTGAATTGCTGGAAGACAGTGATAATGATTTATATAAGTTGATTAAGGAAATCATGCACACATATCATGAATTGTCTCCTAAATCAAAGGAAGTAATCCGTGATTTCAGTGCCAAGTTGCGAGAGAACATAAAAAAAGGAAGCTAATGCTTCCTTCTTTCTAAATGTCTTTTTAAGATGGTGTAGAGCTGGCGAAGAAATTTTTCATCTGAATCGTCAATTTTCTTCACCATTCCTATGATAAGTTGTTTAGATACATTGTTCATTATGTTATCCCTCCGTTCCCAGCAAGAACGCTCTTCGAAATTCCTTGATTTCATCATACAACGTTTGTATATAGAAATCAATGTTTTATCGAACATCTGTTCTTTTTTACTTAGGAACTTTAGGGATTGCTATTATTAGGAAAGCCTGCTCAAATATTTATAGAGTAGGTTCTGATCAGGATTGTGGTGTTCCTGATTGGCAGGCACACAAATGAGGGTAAATTTATGGGATTAAGATTTAGAAAAAGTTTCAAGGTTGCTCCTGGAGTAAAAGTAAACTTGAACAAGAAAAGTACAAGTGTAACGTTTGGTGGAAAAGGTGTCCACAAAACATATAGCTCTTCTGGAAAGAAAACAACATCTGTCGGCATTCCAGGTACCGGCGCATACTACACTACTTCTTCCGGTGGTGGATCTAGTAGTAAAAAACCATCCAGTCATAAAAGGATTTCTACAGACAACTTAGATCCAATCCTTACGGAAGACCTTTCTTTTCAGAATAATGTTGCCGATGGTTCAAGCGCATCACTTGATAAATTTACAACGGATTCTTTGAAGCGCTATAAAATAATCTCTGCGATACTGTCCGCTTTTCTGTTTTTCGTTGCGCTAATTGGTTTCGCCGGTGGAAGTGCTTTGGCAACAGTAATTTGTTTAATTTTCGGCGGTATCACACTTGCAATATCAATCACCTATTCAAAAGAGATTAAAAAACGCCTTTCATCCGAAAGTAGTTTCGGTTCATCTACATTTTCAGGTACCTCGCCGGATATAGATGATAAGCCATCCAAAAAGAAGATGGGGTGTGGATGCCTTACAGCTGTCATTCTTTTCTTCCTTGTGATCGGTGCTATTTCATCCTGCACTGATTCCGATGATAAGAACGCAGAAAAGGTTGAAGACACGAAGCCAGTAGTTGCAGCTCTTGAAAGTTTGAGTATTTCAGCTGATACAGATCAGACTTATGATATTAATACAGAGGTTCCGGTAACACTTACCGTAACACCGGCCGATGCTAATATTGATAACCTGACTTTAAATGGATCCGAATGTACCTTTGTTTCTGATGATAACGGAAACCTTACATTTTCAGCAAGCGGAGCTGGTTCTTATATAATCACTGTTTCATGTGATGGCATTGAAAGTAATTCCCTGACTTTCAATGTTGAAGACAAGGCTGCTATTGCTGCTGAAGCAGAAGCTGCAGGACAAGCAGGGCTCGAGGCTCAACAAACTACTGAAGAATCCAATCAATCAGATGTTGTTCAGCAAACACAAGAACCTCAGGAAGAAATGGTTTGGATTTCTGCTACTGGTAGCAAATACCACAGTAGACCAGATTGTGGTCAAATGGATCCGAGTACATCCTGGCAACTTTCTGTTTCTGAAGCTGAGGCACAAGGTTACGAGCCTTGTAAAAAGTGTCATTAGTTATTAGATAATTTGACGATTTTCAGATGATATTTTACAGTCATAACAACTAAAATAAAAAACCGCTCCTGCGCCAACAGGAACGGTCAACTGGGGAAGCACACGCCAATGTGCTTTAGTAACTCCGAAGAGATACTGTCTTACCAAAGAATATTGTATCATCTTCGGACAGCCACCGCAAGCGGAACACACGTTCCTTGCTGGCTGTTATTTTTATACTCATTTTTAAGGGGGATGATATTATGAAGTTACCAAATGGATACGGTTCCGTTATAAAGTTAAGCGGAAACCGCAGGAAGAAGTTTGCCGTCAGGATCTCTCGGATTGAAGTGGATAACGATAGCCGTGAAGCTAAACAAAAATTCAAATACGTTGCCTATTTTGAGAAGCGTGAAGCTGCATTGAAATATCTTGCAGAATATAATGCCGGCAATCCAATCAAGGAGCATCGTTCATATGCCGAGGCTCTTACATTTGCTGAATTGTATGAGAAGTGGAAGGATTATAGGAAATCATTGAAAACAACCCTTTCCGATAAAACTTGGAAGAATTATGATATTGCATTTAATCATCTTGAAGATCTGCATCACAGAAAAATTACAGCTCTCCGTGCTTCCGAGATTCAGGAATGTTTGAACAAATGGAATACAAAGAGTAAAACTACCGTTGGATCACTTCGTGCAGTTCTGAAAGCAATTTATGGATATGCCTTGATGGAAGGTCTTGTTGATGATAATCCAACTCCTTACCTTGTATATGAATACAAACCACAGGGCGAATCTATTCACTCAAGATTTTCTGATGAAGAGATCCGGAAGCTATGGGATAACTTGTACGAAGTCAATAATGTTGATATCGTCCTGATCTTCATATACACCGGCCTGCGACCTTCTGAGCTACTCAACATTACCACAGATAATGTATTCCTGGATAAACTGTATATGGTTGGTGGAATGAAGACAGAGGCTGGTTATAACCGAGTTATTCCCATCCACGATAAGATCTTACCGCTCATCCGCAACAGATACAATCCTGATAAGAAATATCTGATCAATAACAAGTTTGGAAACCACTTCACTTATGGAACTTATGCGAACGGAAACTTTGACACTGTTATGAAAAAATTGGATATGAAACATTCACCACATGATGGTCGATATACTTTCGCTGCGCTTGCAGATAATGCTGATATGAACGAAGTATGCCAAAAGATTATCATGGGTCATGTTGTTCCTGACAAAGATGGAAAGAACTTCAAAACCGGTTCAAATGAGAACATCACAAAAGGAATCTACACACAGAAAACAATGGAAGAATTGTTGAAAGAAATCAATAAAATACAATAATATTCACTTACCCTGTGATTTTTTAATTTGTATACTACTTGTGTACTACCTGTGTATTACTTGTATATTACAGCTTGTTTTTTTCCTTAATTGTCTGTTGCTAATAAACAATTCTGACAAAAAGAAAAACCCGCAAACACGCGGTTTGCGGGGCATATATTCAAATCTTAAACGATTCCCTGAGCCGTCATAGCCTCTACAACCTTCTCAAATCCGGCGATATTAGCACCTACAACGTAGTTACCCTTGAATCCGTATTTCTCAGCTGCATCAGTCATGTTGTGGCAGATGTTAACCATGATGTTTTTAAGTTTAGCATCTACTTCTTCGAATGTCCAACTCAGACGTTCGCTGTTCTGAGACATTTCAAGTGCAGATGTAGCAACACCACCGGCGTTAGCTGCTTTACCAGGTGCAAAGATAACACCATTCTCCTGCAGATACTCTGTAGCTTCGAGAGTTGTAGGCATATTAGCACCTTCACATACTGCAATACATCCGTTTGCAACAAGTGCTTTTGCATCTTCAAGGTGAAGCTCATTCTGTGTAGCACATGGAAGAGCGATGTCAACTTTAACATTCCATACTCCTCTTCCTTCATGGTACTCTGAATTTGGACGATAGTTCTTGTACTCTGTAAGTCTTGCACGTTTCACTTCTTTGATCTCTTTGAGAGCTGCAACATCGATTCCGTCCGGATCGTATACCCATCCTGTAGAATCACTTACTGTAACAACTTTAGCTCCGAGTTCCTGGGCTTTCTGAGTTGCATAAATCGCAACGTTACCTGCTCCGGAAACAGCAACTGTCTTACCTGCAAGTTCGATACCATTGAGTTTCAGAAGTTCATCTGTCAAATACAGAAGACCATATCCTGTAGCTTCTGTACGAGCAAGAGATCCACCATAGGAAAGTCCTTTTCCTGTAAGAACTCCTTCATATACTCCACGGATTCTCTTGTACTGTCCGAACATATATCCGATCTCTCTTGCGCCTGTACCGATATCTCCTGCAGGAACATCAGTATCAGCACCAATATATTTGCAAAGCTCTGTCATAAAGCTCTGGCAGAATGCCATAACTTCTCTGTCAGATTTTCCCTTAGGATCGAAATCAGATCCACCTTTACCTCCACCGATTGGAAGTCCTGTGAGGGAGTTTTTGAAAATCTGCTCGAAACCGAGGAATTTGATAATACCAAGGTTTACAGATGGATGAAGACGAAGACCTCCCTTGTATGGTCCAATTGCACTGTTGAACTGTACACGGTATCCTGTGTTAACCTGTACCTGACCCTTGTCATCTACCCACGGTACACGGAACTTAAACTGTCTCTCAGGCTCTACAAGTCTCTCAAGAAGAGCGTCTTTACGGAATTTTTCTTCATTTGCTTCAATCACAACACGAAGAGACTCCAACACCTCTTTTACTGCCTGGTGGAATTCCGGCTCTGCAGGATTCTTCTTTACAACTAAATCAATCACTTCATCAACGTATGACAT